ACCGGCGTAAAAAGCTCACCAACCGGTGCAAATGCCGCCCGAAGCCCTTCGACCACGCCACCGAAGAAGGCGCTTATCGGCTCCCAATATTTGCGAATCAGCAGGGCACCGGCGACGATAGCAGCAACCACGGCTATAACCGGCCAGGTAATAGCGCCGATTGCCGCCATTATGGTTGCGCTTGCAATGCTGAAACCGGCAGATAACAGCCCCGCCCCAGCAATCAGCGCATTAACTCCTGCCATTACCGGCCACAGCACTAAGCCGATGCCACCCAGCACGGCAATCAGGCCGGTGACAGCCCCCGCTACTAACACGATTTTTGCTACCAGTTCAGGATTAGCACTTACCCATGTATTCAGTTTTCCCAGCCATTGCGTCGCCGTCTGCGTGAGATTACGCAGACGGTCGTCCATACCTGTGAACACATTCAAACGCAGGCCGGATAATGCCCCCTGCAACCTCTCCACATCCCCCGACAGGTTATCGCGTAATGTTTTGCCCATATCGTCAGCCGCACCGCTGACATCTCCGAGCTGATTTTTTACCCTTGCCAGCGCAGCAAGGAACTTCGGGATCTGATCTACAGACAGG